AAGTGGTATCACACCTAAATCTATTACACTTAATACAAAATCTACGGGCGGTGCTCAGAGAGAATCAATAGAATCTGTTCGTTTCAATGCGCCACTTACTTACATCGCACAAGAGAGAGGTGTGACAGTTGATGATTATATGGCACTGATTAATAGAGATTATGAGGCCGCTAATATTATTTCTGTTTGGGGCGGGGAAGATAATGTTCCACCTCGATACGGTGAAGTATTTGTTGCGGTAAAGCCACATAATGCAGAGACACTTTCATCTTCTCAAAAATTAGAATTAAAAAATTTATTGAAGGCTAAGAATGTTGCTTCGACATCAACAACCATTGTAGACCCAGAATATACTTATCTATATTTTGAAATTATATTCAAATATAATTCTAATCAAACCACATTAAATAAATCTGAAATTCAGACACAAGTAAAAGATACATTGAGGACATTCAATTTAGAAGAATTAGAAAAATTTAATGTTGTGTTTCGCCACTCAAATCTATTGAGTAAAATTGATCTGACCGATATATCTATTATAAGTTCATTGGCTAGAGTTTATGCTTATAAGAAGCTTGATCTGGATGCAGTTAAAAATATATCTACAACATTTCCTTTTAATTTCCAATTGGATGGTGAAGTTGATCAAGTTGATTCAATATTGACAAGTGATGTTTTTAAACAAAATGGATTCAACGTTAGAATAGGTGATGAGAAACTTAATTCAGATGAAAGAAGAATTTACACATACAGACTTGATTCTCAAAGAAATGAAATCAAAGTTGATCCTAATATTGGAACTCTCACACCATTGACAGGAGAAATTAATTTCACACCCATCTTCTCTGATACCAGACCTATAATAAAGCTATACACATCCCCCTCTTCAAATGATCTTATTGCTAAGAGAAATACATTATTACAGATCGATGCAGATAAAACAATAGTTGTTGCAGATAAAGACACTGTATCCATATCAGGTCCAGCAGGCGCGAACGATTATATAACCTACAACAGACAAGATTAATATGGATGTACCCATAGCAATAGCCCGCGGGGCGACCACAGAGGCGAATACTGTAAACAGTTTGATACCTGTTCATCTAAGAGAAGGCGCACAAAATTTCATCGATCTGCTTGAAGATTATTATTCATATTTAAATACTGATGGTCTTCCATCACAAGAAATTAATAATATTACTGTAGAGCAGGACATTGATAAAACCTCTCTTCAATACCTAGATTCCATTCAAAGAGAAGTTGCTATGAATGTGCCAAATGCTGTGGCATTTGATAGAGTATCTTTATACAAGAAAATAGTAAAATATTATTTAACAAAAGGTTCAAGAGATAGTATTTTAACATTCTTTAAGATTTTTTATGATGAAGCAGTGGTTGTTAGTTATCCAAGGGAGCTCCTTTTTGCCCCATCTATGGGTAATTATGACACAGATAAAGAACTTTACTTAGATGATAAATCCTTTCCATCGGGTAAAGATAAGATTCAAGATAGTTACTTTTGGCAGAATTTCTCTTATGTTATAGAATCTGCTTTGCCTGTCGAAAACTGGAAAAGTAATTTTCTTAATCTTGTTCATCCTGCTGGTTTTAAATTCTTCGGAATCATTTCTATCTTAATGGTGAGAACCAATAAATGGATTGGTCGACATATCAGATTTGATGATGTTACTAGAAAATATGTTTTAGATGATACATATGATCCAAAAAGATATGACATGCCTTATCACACAAAGGATAAAAAAGATTTAGATTGGATGAGGGGTTTGGTACCACCCGCACTTCTCACAACAGTGGATAGATATTCTTTTAATGAAGGATATCACTCTCCAACTTTCCAATATGGTGTGGGGCCGCTCGAGCTTGTTCTTAATATACTCATTATTGCCGAAATGGCAGAAGATAGATTTAATTTATTCATTGAGCTTGTTCTTACTTATGTTATAACAGAGCCAGGTAATCATTTTTTAAGGACACGAGATACTTATTTGCAAGATACGAAATTCTTAGACTCCGACGGCTTTAGTGAATTCAAAGATAAAAAAATCGGGGAGTCTTTGGATGATAATCTCTTGATGTCTCAGAGAATTCTTCATAATGTTTCTGCATTTGTGGACTGCGAGATCACCGTTTCTCAAGAAACAAGTAGAAGTATACTGAAAAGAGTTGAAGATATCACACCAAGTAATATCACTAAAGATTTATATACTGAAGAATCTTATAATTCTGATTTAAATTTTGTCAGAAATGAACAGTGTTGGGCAAAGGATATTAAAGGCATCACATCTATATCCCCTTGGAATAGCAGAGGTGGCAACCAGCGGGCGGGAGTAGCCATTTCGCCGCGGCACGTGATTTTTGTAGAGCACCTAGGATTTCACCCCAATGTAGGTGATACCATATATTTTGTAACACGAGATAATGTTACAATATCAAGGCAGATTATCCAGCACAAAAATCATCCTGCGACGGATTGGTACGCCGGAGATTTCGGCATAGGATTATTGGATACTCCATTACCTGATGATATTGAATTTATGAAGATTCTGCCTCAAGATTCATATAATTATTTCCCAATGAAGTCTCTTGGACAAAATGGCAATTTTGAATGGGATGATGATCGCGGCGATAAGACATATTTATTTTCTATTGATCAAGAAGAAAAGGCAACTATCAGATCGCTTCGGAGGCTACAATGGGCATATGGTGGTAAGAGTGATGACCCAGACACTTATGATTGGTCGTTGTTGTATCACGCGGCACTGTTCACAGAGAACGACCAAACCGGTATTGCATCTACATCTGAATGGTATGAACAAGCGATAAGTGGTGACTCGGGTAATCCCATGATGATGCTTTTAAAAGGTGAGGCTGTCCTTGTTTCTATGTTTACGGGCGCGAATTCGGGTTCATTCTTCGGTCAACAGAGAAATATCAATGAAGTTAATTTATTAATGAAAGATGTCGATGCTCTTGAAGGCATTGACAATTCTGAAGATATCACTAGTTTTGTATACACTTCCACAGGATACACTGAAGAGGGTGAGCAGGTGCAGAGTTCTAATACTTTCACCAAAGCTGCATTTCTAAGAAACGGCAGACCTGTTTATTTGGGTGAAGGTTCTTTAAACAGTATTAGCTGGGATGGAAACGAATGGATTCAATATCGTGGCGGCGCGTTTTGGGCACGCACAAATAATAGCTTGGATACTGATTATCCTTGGCAAACTGGAGCTCCAGAAGCCGCTGAAGGTTTTACACAGTTAACACCCCAACTTGTTTTTGGAACAGGTCATAAATTAACACAATTTAATTTTACATCTGAAAATGAAGTTGAAGTTTTTACACCACAAATCAGAGAAATAGTAATCCCCACTGAAAATTTTGTTGTCTCGGGTGCTGGAACAACTGAAGTAAACGGTCTTTATATTCCCAATGGTAATAGTATTGATGGCAATATAGCCTATACAATGTATGATTCTGATGGAACTACTGCTTTATATAATCTATGGAGCGACACATTGAACCTTTGGTTTATTACCTCAAACGGAATTGATGACCCATCGCCAGTTGCTCTTTACATAGCTTCAGTCCCACAAGTTCTGGGCGATCCACCATCATCTGGATGGTATGTATGTCCAACTTGTACAGGTGAAGAGTCAGCTCCAACTATTTCTCCACATAACATTGTAGAATATTCGGCATCTGAAATTTTAGAAATAACAAGTCCAGTAATACCAAGCGAGGATGATGGAAGTATTGTTGTCTCTGGTGCTGGACTTACTGACGCGAACGGTACTTATACTAGACCAGCAGGACTTCTCTTGACTCTTCAATACGAACTGAAAGATAGCGAAGGAACTGTATTATATGAAATTATCCGCGGACCATTTTATGAATTCTGGAGAATAGTTAGAAAGTCTGATTCAGAAGTAATATACGAGAATGATACATCGAATGCCTCGCCGACACAGACTACGCTGCCTCTAACAGGTTGGACAACAGCATTGAGTGGATCACCCTCAATCGCTGAACCTGCGCCAACAATTTCTTCGTACTCTCCTCCTACACAATACGCGGCCTCAGATATTTTAGAAATAAATGGAACATCCTTTGATACAACCGCGACACATATCAAGCTTGAAGGCATTGATACAGATACATATACATATTTTGAAGGAATACATAAATTGATTTATAAATCATCTAATAAACTGATGTTCAAGAAACCAAATTATGATACCAATATCTATTCTTTTGATGCATCGATTACACTGGGTAAATTGGATACATATATTGCTCCTTCTAAATATAAAAAGTATACAGAAAATATTCAGCAGATTAAAGATAAATTTTCTTAAAATTAATTCTTCATTATGAAAAAAGATAAAACAGAGCTTATGGCTGCACTGCAGTCACATCTTCCAGCGAAATTGGAAGAGATAAAGATGGAAGTTGCTCAACACGAGATTGTAGCCGATACTGAAGAGGATTATATTTATTCAAGGGATAAGATCAAAGACCTCATTGCAAAGTCCGAAGAAGCGATTGATACCATGATGGCTTTATCACAAGAGACTGAACACCCTAGAGCATTCGAAGTTCTTTCGGGCATGTTTAAGACTACTACCGATATGATGGATCAACTTATAACTTTACAAAAGAAGAGAAAAGAGTTGACTCAAGGAGAAGATCAGAAAGTTACCGCTTCTGGTAACACCACAAATAATGCAATCTTTGTTGGTTCTACAACTGAACTACAAAAGTTTTTGAGTAAGAATAATAATGCTGATTAATGGAGAAAAAGGTTACCTCGGGAATAATTTAGTTAAGCGCGATGGTATACAAGATAGCTTTACAAAAGAGGAAGTTTCTGAGTATGTAAAGTGCATGAAGGAACCAGTTTACTTTGCCGAGAAGTATATTAAAGTAATATCACTTGATGATGGATTGGTTTCATTCAAGCCTTACGATTATCAAGAAAGAATGTTTAA